GGCACCATAGGCACATTTCGATCAGCATCTACGGGCGAGCGGCTGGAAATAACCGACGCGGTGCTGCGGGTTTATGATGCGTCGAATGTACTGCGGGTCAAGCTGGGGAATCTGGCATGAGTTTTCCCAGTCTTGTGAAGCCAGCCAGCCCGACAGCATATGCTGAACTCGGCACGGGCAACTCGTTTACAGATCCATCATTTGCAGCAGACACCAGCGAAACGACCTACGCATATATCGCGGCCGGCAGTCTCGGATTGAGTAAGGTTTTGCTGGTCAAGGGGTTTGATTTTTCGTGGTTCGACACGGCGAATTATGACGTCACAGGCATGACTGTGATCATGGCATTTCACGGGACCAATCCGGGCGTGAATGAGTTTAGCAAGGTGCAGCTATACGACGAAACCGGCACGGCGATAGGGTCCAGCGTTCACTCGGCGTTCATCACGCCCGGCTGGGCATCGGCGGAAATATCAGTGAATATCTCGGCGGCCACGCTGACGGATGCCGCGTTCGGCCTCGGGCTGCAATTCAACGCCATAACATCCGTTGGCGGTGCAGTGGAATACGTCCAGCTAATCCCGAAATTCACCCGCAAGGTGGTGACCAGCGCAACAGGCTATGGGTTGCAGATTCAGGATTCAGGCGGCGCGGCGAAACTGACCGACGCCAGCACATTTGTTCGGCAGGTCAGCGTCACTCACAAGGACGGTGGCTTTACCGGCACGGTGTCGATCCCGGATTTTGACGATACCAAGGGGGTGATATTCTTCAACTCGCACTGGGAAAAGATGACAACAGGCGGCGTTCAGCAGCTAAAAACAGAACCTTGGGCCAGCAATATTTTGATCCACGGGCACGGCATGGAATTACCGGCGATCAACTGGGACAACACGACGAAGGTGATGACTATTTCCACGGGCGGGAACTACCCTCTGCCCGCCGGATTTGAGCATTTTTTCGATATGTCATGCGGGGTTGCAATAACCGCTGTGCATTATAGGTGAGAAATGGCTTACGGCGTTCAGGTGTTCAATAAGTTTGGCGAGGAGGTGGTGGATATGACCAAACCGCACCTCTACGCCTACCAAACAGGCACCACGAAAACATGGCTCGCACTGCACAATGAGAGCGCGGCGGCCATTTCTGCGGCTGGGCTTACGCTCGATACCTACATTGTGGACAGCGGGGGATTCGGGGATCAGGTATTCAGTCAGGCTTATACCGGCGGCAGAACGCTGGTCGCATCACCGTCCGGCACCTACACGAATGTCCTCACCAGTCCTGCCCTGACAATGGCGCACCCGACCATGAATCTGATCGAGGGGGATTTGGTGTTCTACGACGTGGCGACCTATGGGCTGCTAATGTCCTATAACATGGTATTTTATGGGTTCACCGATCTGACCCCTACCGGCGGCGTGGGGCTACTGGAAACCGAAGGCATGAACAATATCGGCTACACGATCATGTCAACGCGCGAACCGGTTGCCTCACCCGCGACGAATTACGGGATGCAACTGTTTGACGCATCAGGGTCGCGCGTGTTCGACAGCAGGCAGGACATATTCACGATCTTTGACCATTTCTATGTTGACCAGTCGATATTCCAGCGGGTGATCGAGAACGGCATTTCGATAGACCTGAGCCTGTCTGAATCGCATACTGATTTCAGGGTCGCGGCTCCAAACCACACCAGTTTTTATTCGTATGAAGGAGGTTACCGCGCGCAGGCCATGATAAAAAAGGTATCCAGCAGCACGATCCGAATATCCCATGTGAATAACGGCGGTGCTCAAACGGGGACGACGCGCAGCTTGTATCAGGACACGGTAATAATCATTGGCAGGTAGCACCGCCGAACAGAATATGATATGAAACATCAGGAGGCATAGAGCATGTCAACGCTAATCGCAATCACCGGCACATTGAAAGACCTGCAAGGCAATGTCCTGCCGAATACGCAGGTGACGTTCGTTCGCAGCGGCGTGGCCGGGCAGGACAGTTCTGTTGTTGTTCCGCGAACGGTAACCACCACGTCGGACGCCTCGGGTGTGGTGTCATTCAGCATGTTCGCGGGTAATTACACAGCGACCACGATTGGCGCTGACAGCGGCACGGTTGAGTTCTCTGTTGCGGTGCCGGAAACGCCACTGACAAATACGCTTGACGTTATGATCGACGCCGCGCCGACCACAGTGACCCCGCAGGCCGTCCTCGATGCGCAGGCAGCGCGTGACGCCGCCGCAGCAAGCGCGACAGATGCCGCAACTAGTGCAACAGAAGCCGAAGGCTGGGCCAACGCCTCGGCCGCAAGTGCCGCGTCTGCCGCCTCTGTGGTGCAGCAAGACCTTTCCGCCTATGCCGTGACGCTTTCGAATTACACCCCCGTGGATGTGGTGGTGGGCCGTATGGCAGACTGGTCTGACGGCGGCTTCAACATGCGTGTGATCCAGCCCCGCACGAGCTGGTATAATGAAACCCTCGTGTCTGGTAATTGGCTTGGCGAAGCGGCGGACGAGACTGCTGCTCGGGTGATCTCGGGCGCAGGGACAGGTTCCTACTATCACAACACGACCGACGGGAAGTTTTATTCACTGAACGCAACTTCGGGGCAGACCGAGGTGTTTCGTGGCAACAAGGCCGGGTTCCCCGAGGAATATGTGGTGGTGGCCGAGGCTTCGAGGGTGATTATCTTCGACGCGACCGATCCTGACCTGCCGATGTGGATGGTGTTTGTTGGCGCTAATGTAAATATGCTTAGGACAAATGGTGATGTGTCCTCAATCGCCTTTTATGATGGAACTCTTGTTTTTTGCGACAATAATAACTTTGCTGGCGGCACGTTTAACTTCCTCTTGGATGGGAAGGATATGCCGCGTGATCTCAGGAATGTTCCGTATAACGGAAATATTGCACAACGAAATGACGGGCTTAGTGCGGCACCTAATGCCCCGAATGTAGTGAGCCAATATGTCAACGACGTAGCCATAACAGCCCTCCCCGACGCACCAATCGACCCTGCCACGGGTATGCCTGTGCCCACGATTGCCGTGGCGACTGACGGGGGCGTGTCGGTTATCAAGGATGATGGGAACGTCTGGGATTTGACAAACGCATCGTGGCCTCTATCGGGAACAGTGGCGTTTCACGGCGAATATATCATAGCGAACTGGGGCGCTGTTTCGGCTGACAACGGGCATTACTATGCCGTTAAGACGGCGAGCATCACGACTGACATGACTACATCTTCAATGATTGATCTTGGAGGGATACATGGTTACGGAGGGACTTACCCGTATATAGGTCATAATACTGGGAAATCAAAACCCATTGTGGGAACCCTTGCCGCTTTGACTTTGAACTCGTCCAACTCCGGAACTGGGGTCAACGGGCAGCATTTGACTCTTTACAATTTCAACCCCGCCACCCCAGCCTCCGGCATGGTCAACTACCTGACCACCACCTACCTGTCAGGTTGGATGCCCGGCGACATTCGTGGAGCATGGCTCGCTGACACCACGGCGGAGACAATCACCGGGGCTGAACTGGTCACGAATGGGACGTTTGATACCAGCACGACTGGATGGACTGCAGGAGGGACAGCGACCCTATCGGTCGTTTCTGGCCGACTGCGCATCACCAATGGCTCTGGTGGATATGGCTCTGCATGGCAAGCTGTTTCCTGTGTGCCGGGTAAAGACTACACTATATCGTGGGATGTTTCGGCCCCCGGGACGCTTTATGCTACGAGGGTTGTGGTTGATGATGAGACTGGTTTTGCGTCGCCTAACACTGCTGTTTCTCAAGCCGCCGCTGTAACTGGAACACAGCAACTCACATTTACGGCGACAGCTGCGACACACTACATCTTGTTACAGGTTTTTACAGCAACATCTTCTGTGTCGATGGACTTCGATAACGTATCCGTCCGCCTAGCCGACCCCGATCGCTCGGTGAAAGGTAACGGCCTGCAGGTGTTCGGCTCCCTGACCAAGACAGCGGTTGCAACCGGCGCGGACCTTGTGGCCTACAGCGGTTTCTCTGCAACGAACTACCTACAGCAGCCCTACAACTCCGATCTGGACTTTGGGACGGGTGATTTCTGTATCATGGGGTGGGTTTATATCCCGTCTGGTCACTCAACGACGGATGCTATCTTGAAGCGCGGACAAGTGGCTACAGGATACTATGATATTGCTACACTTGGATCCTCTGGGATGCGTTTCGGTGCAGATGACGGATCACATCCTTTCACGAGCGTAGGGTTCGGAGATATTCGCGGGCGCTGGACGTTTTTTGTAGCCACTGTTCGGTCTGGGACAATGGAGGCTTGGGTCGATGGGGTGTTGCAGGCAAGCACATCCTCCGGTGGTATGTCGTTTACGGACACGTCTGCAAGTGAGCCCCTCTATATCGGCAATGACAATGATCTCTCGTCCCTAAAACTCACCCTTCTACGCATCGGCGCAACCGCCCCCTCGGCAGACCAGATCAAGCACATCTACGAAACCGAAAAGGTGCTGTTCCAAGACAATGCCAAATGCACCCTCTATGGTTCGTCTGATGCGGTCACCGATATGGCCTACGACGAGATCAAGGGCCTGCTGCATGTCGGGACGAGCGGCGGGCGCAGCACCTTTGACGGGCTTCGCAGGATCGACAACAGCACGACCGCAGTGACCAAGCTAGCGGCAAACAACGGCCTTCTCGTGGAGATGTGATATGGCAAACGTAACACGCGACGCAATCAACCTGACGGCGGAAATCCGCAAGCTGGACCCCAAGCCGTCCGGCCCACCGTGGCAGGAACACAATCTCGGGACGGGTGACGGCTCGACCACTACGTTCTCTTTGCCGAAGGGGTGGAAGCCGCTCAGCGTATCAAAGGCCGGTTCTGTGCAGACAGAGGGGAGCGGGAACGATTATACAACCTCGTTTGACGGTTTCGTTTACAGCATCGTCTTTGCCGTAGCACCTGCCAGCGGCGCTGTCATTCTCTGCCAAGCATGGAGGCCAACATGACCGTATTTGTGAAGAAGGGTGACGCACCGCTTACCGAGCATCAGATCGAGGCGCGAACACAGGAATATATTGATACCAAGTGGGTGCCTTGGAGGCAGCAACGAGCATTGAGGAACGACCCTCTTGCGCCGCCTGCGCCTGGCTGGACCCTTGATGATTACAATGCCTTCCTGCGCAAGATCAGGGCGGACACCGACACGAATCGAGCCAACAATACCTTCAACCAACAGCTTTGGGATTACCGAGCAGCGGTTGCGCGTCTGGCGCAGGTCGAACTTTCCGTTGGCCGCAAAGCCTACACCGAGCAGGTGCCCACAGGTGAACAGGTGTGGGATGACAAGCTGATGAAGATGGTCGATGTAATGCAGACCATCAAGCACCCAGCCATTGATCCCGTCCCGGCGACCATCGACAGTGTGGACGAGCAGGGCAACCCGATCACCGTTCCTAACCCTGGGGTGGTGAAGGATGAAGAAGAACGTGCTGCGGCGCAGGCTGTGATCGACGCGACTCCCAAAGCTGTGAAGGCGTTCAAATGAGATTCCTCGTAACAGTTCTGGCCATTGTTGCCCTGTCAGGTGCTACATTTTCCGTGCGAGAGATTGACGGGAATGTTGTGACGACCACAGTTAATGGTAGAAATATCCACATCACAGACACAATCTGGAAGTCCAACATCAACGTCAAGGACAATTTCGGCACACTCAAGAACGGCGTGAGAACCATCATCGGCAATCCCGGAGGATACATCTATGCAGCGGATGCTCTGGTAAAGAGAGGAAACCAAACTGGAGAGCACGTCCGGCTGATCTGCACAAATGGCTGCATCTCTGCTGCTACGCAGTTCCTAGGGGCCAAGCACGTTTGCATGGGTCGCAATGGCTGGTTCGGCTTTCATGCGGCTACAAAGTCGGCATGGGGGTTCTGGAAAGACCCAGAGGCCACGCTGACAATGGCCCAGTCGTATCCCCCCGCTATCCGTAAGATGTTCTTATCCAAGTGGCAGACGAGGTGGGGATGGGGCCTATTCCGCGTAACATCGGCCCAACTGAAACAGATCGACCCAAACTTGGAGTATTGCAAATGACACGATACATGAACCAATCTCGACGAATAATTGAGACCGGCGCATCACTGGTGGCCGTGGGTTTCGGGCTGTTCATCATCGCAGTTATATCCCTCGGGGTCGGTGATCCGCTCTGGTGGGCGGGGCTGGACATTCCGGCACAGAATGGCTTTGCGCTGGTGCTGGTGTTTGCCGGAACAGCCCATGCGTGGGGAATAGCGATCAACGGTCGGTGGCAATGGTCGCCACTATTGAGGGTAATCGGGCTGACGGTTCACGCAGCGGGGATTTCATACCTCGTCGCGGCGATAGTTGGGTCAATTAGCGCCGCGCATGGCGTTCCATCAGGGCTATATCAGTATTCCATATCCGCCGGTATACTCTGGTATCTCGACTGGCGGGCGTTCCTCGATCTCCGAGACAGCTTAACAATAACGAGGCTTTGCCATGAACTTCGATAAACTAATGGCCGGGGTATCCACGGTGCCGGGCGCGCTGGGGCTGGTGGCAACGCTGGGGATCGGTGTGGCGCTGATCTGGGTCCTTAAGCATGACGGGTTCGGTGGGCCTGACAATTCGCTGGTCGAAGTTCTCAAGGACATGATTGCGGCGCAGCGGGAAAACACAAAGGCAGTCAAGGAAAACTCCGGCCATGTTCAGAAGCAGCTCGCACAATTTCAGGACAGCAACCAGACAATCAAAAGCATGGTTGGCCCGTTGGAAAATATCGAGATGAACTCGGCAAAGATTGCCAGTGAGATACACGACGAGGTGATCCGCAAGGAGGCGACGCGATGAAACAGAATTGGCAACAGATTTTGAAGTGGCTGGCAGTGACTGAGGGAGGGTATGTAAATCACCCTGCCGATCCGGGCGGGCCGACGAACAAGGGCGTGACGCAGCGGGTCTATGATGCTTGGCGCACTCGTCGTGGAAAGCCGAAGAATGATGTGCGGCACATCACGAGGCAGGAAGCCGAAGCGATTTACAAGGCGCAGTATTGGGACAAGGTGATGGGCGACGATCTACCCAGCGGCGTCGATTATGCCGTGCTGGATTTTGCCGTAAATAGCGGGGTTCATCGGGCTGTGAAATTCGCGCAAGAGATTGTTGGAGTTCCGGTGGATGGCGTCATGGGGCAAGTCACTCTCACGGCAATCGTGGGCTTCGGCTCGGTGCAGTTGATTGATCGCCTGTGCGACAAACGATTTGCGTTCGTGCGTCGGCTGCGGACGTATCGGGTATTCGGCAAAGGTTGGGAAGTCCGTATTTCCAGAGTGAAAAATGCCAGCATGGCAATGGCGCAGGAAAACACCGACGCGGCTATGCTGATCGCCCCGGCGAAAGCTGGACAGGGCAAAGCGGCTGGCCCTGTGAAAGCCTCAGCGGTGATCGCTGATGCCCTCAAGAATCCGCAGGCAATAACTGCAGTTGGCGGTGCGCTTGGCTCTGTGGCGGCGGTTTCGAGTGGCTCAGGGCCGGTTCAGTATGCGTTGGCGGCAGTACTGGTGCTGGCCGCTGTTGGCGGAGTGATTATGCTGGTTCGGCGGGGGGCAGGGTGATGTTTATTCTTATTGTCTCGTTTTGCGCCACAGTCAATGGCGGGCCGCTGCAATGCAAATCGTTCGTGCAGGAGCGATCATCGCCAACACTTGCCGAGTGCAAGGTGCGGCGGGATCTGAATATTTATGCGCTGGGGGATATACTCAAAGCGAAAGGTGCCACGCTGGAGTGGGCCAAAGTGACGTGTGAGGATGTGGGGGTGGACGGATGATCCGCCTCGTCCTGAAATGGCTCACGGGCGGCGGGCTGAATGGTCTCGCCGCCGAATTGCGCAAGGCGCATCTGGACACGCTGAACGCGGCGAACAATGCCGACAGGATAGCGGCGCAAGAAAGGGTGAATAGCCTCGCGTTGCAAATGGCGGCGCAAACGCGGGGTCAAGCGACGTGGCTCCCGAAGCTGGGCCGGTTCGCGTGGTTCATGCTGTTTCTGGCGTATTTCGGCAAAATCATAGTTTGGGACAAAATGCTTGGGTGGGGGGCGACCCCTGACCTTACTCCCCAGCAATGGTGGCTGGTTTATACGGTCATGGGGTTTTATTTTCTGCGCGATTTGCAGGGTTAGTCTGTCACCGCGGCAACATCCCACCAAGCGGAAACTCCTGCCCAAGCATCCGTTTCTTTCCATGTGACTCCAGCCATTCCCGACTAGCGCGGCGCTTGGCGTCCGAGACATTTACCGCCTCATATCGCAGCTTGTGAAATGTCATTTCGGCCACGCGCTCCGATGCTGTTGGCGGCAACTGGCGGCGGATAAAATCAATGTCATCGTTTTCAAGCGCACGGTCGCGGGCTTTGGTTCTCTTGCTCATTTTGTTGGCTCCTTCGGTTTTGTCGTTGTATAGACCCCCCTTCGATTTGGCACGTTCCAAACTTTCGATATGCGGTAAAGTTTGTTGCGCATGAACCGGCGCTGATAAATCGTGCCGAATTCGCGATATATGCCGACAAGGATTTGGTTGCACGTTGCTTCGCCGCCGCAAGAATTGATGATAATAACCACCTGATCTTCGATCTCGTCAGTATAAGTGCCGGTCAACTCTCCAATGAGTTCCTCTGGCAGATCGTTAAGATCGACAAGGTCTGGGGGGATTGCGCGGGTGAGGGTTTTGGATTTTTTAGTCATGGTTTCGGCTCCTTTATCAGTTTGAGAATAGCATCTGCAACCACCCCTCCAAGCTCGTGCTGGTTGATTCGCTCGAATAACGTATACCCTAATCCAGCGGCATCTCTCAGCGCATCATTACGGGCATTCTTCAGCGCCCCCGCAGCCTCGTCGCATAGATTCCACAGTTCGCCAACGTCGACCACGGCGCGGCTGGTTTTAAGGCGTGTGATTAGGTCAGTCATTTTCTTTCCCCCTTTTGTTTCATTTTCCACGCTCCTTCAGCCGGTCCAGCCTGTCGATTTCTGCGGCGATCAAAGCCCCAGCGCGAACGAGGTTTTCCCTGCGGCTTCTGGGCTTCCACCATTCGTCGGCCCACGGCCACCGATCGCCAGCGGCTTTCCATCGTGCGATGGTCCTTGCGTAGCAGATTGCAGCGTCAACCAATTCCCCATCAATGAATGTGTCATCATGCTCTGCCGTCCATCCCTCAGCCGTTTTCTGCCGCTCACGTTCCGCCGATATGCTGGCGGTCCCATCCATGTGCTGCTCCTTCATCATGGCGTCGGCGAGTTGGTAAGCGAGGCAGGAATATTCCACTTTCCAGCCACCTTCTTTGGCTTCTACGATCCATTCCTCACCACTCGCCATAATCCCCTGCAACGCCATCCCAGCGAACCAGTCGCGCAGCGTCATGCCGCTCGCAGGAAAATCCAGCCGGTTAGTGCCGTTGGAAAAATCAGGTAGTGGGTTTCTCGATACTGTTCCCGAAACCGCTTTTGTGAGGTCAACCATTGTTCAAATCCTTCCATTTTTGCAGGGCGGTGATTTCAACATCCGTGTTTGCGCCGTAAAGCTGTAACCATCGGATTGCCTTTTCAAACGCCTCCGCCATTTCCTCTGCCGCCTTGAGCTTTTTCCCGGCCTCCATAAGTTGTATAAGTGGCCGATTCGCTTCTTTTCTCGCCTCGTCCCGCTCTTGGCATACTCGGTCGAGGGCGGCAGCCCATGCGTGTTCTGTGGTCATTTCGGCACTATCCCGATCTTACGCCAGCCCTTTGTGGCGTGAAGTTGGTATTTGATCCCGTTCACGATTTTGAATTGGCGGAGCAATCGCTTGCCCCATCCGCCCCGCGCTCTGATTCCCGCAAACGCGATTCCTCTTCATCCCAACATCGGGGGCATAGACCCGAAAAGAGTCTACCTTTAGACCCACAGTGGCGACAAATCTTGCGGTGGCTCATCCCCTTACTCCTTACTAGCCGGGGCCATGCTGCGACCCCGGCGTTTTTATCTGTGGTCATCGTCAAGCACCTCGCGGAATTTCCTGATGCACTCGCCCGGCAGCAATCCAAAGCTATTCTCGCTGTGCCATTCAGGCGCCAAATCTCCGCATTGGTCCTCGATGATCCAAACCTCACGGGCTGGCGGCATCAGGTCGCAATCTCTGGCCGCGTATTTCGATTTTCCATCCTCTGTCCATGCGTGGATAAAGAAACCGCCGCTACGCGATTTCACTTCCCCGACCAGCGGCCAGCCGCCTCGCGCGTTTGTTGTGAACAGGGTGACTTTGTGTTTGCCGTATGTCCGGTATTCTTTCCCGGCCTCGTATTCGTAGGTCATTTCACAGTCCTCCTGTTTGGCTTGCAACAAAATCGTTCCAGACGATGCAGCGGTGATACAGGTCGTTTTTCATTCCCTCACCTCCCATGAATACCATTTGACTGTTATTACAAACACGTCGCCGTCCTTTTTCGCGCTTAACGTCGTGTTGATAGTCGGCAGGGACATGATGAAATCAATAGCCATACGCTTTGCCTCTGCCATGCTCTTGGAGCGAAATTCCTTGGTGTTCATTCCCTTCCCTCCGTCATTGCGATTGCCTTGTGCAGCATCTCGCGCGCCATCCCCCAGCCCGGCAGCGCGCCGCTCTTGTCAAGATGATCGGCTGCCGCCTTCACGATCTTCATGGCATCCGCGAGATGCGCGTTCCTTTTATCCAATCCGTCGATCAGTGCGTCCTTGATGGCGACATCGAGGTGCAGTTGCTCGATCTCGTCGGCGGCGCAACAGGTATCGTTATCGGTGTACGGGCACCATTTCAGTTTCGCTTCATCCTCGGTCATATCTATTACCTTTGCCTTGATTTGTGCCGATCGGGTGCCCATGCCGATCAGCGAGCGCGAACCTTTATAGGTCTCCTGCGAGGGGTGCGCCGGTGCCCATGCCGACTGGCCCTCGGGGCGGCTGCGATATGGGCAGGTTAAAGCGGCGGTTCCTCATCATCTGTTTTCGGCATGGCGTCGGATTCGGCCGCCAGCCGCTTGCATTCATCCAGCACGCCACGCACATCGTCGCGGTGCTGTTTGCCGTAATCGCTGTTCCACCATGCGCCGAATGCCTGTTTGCCGTTCATCGCCGCGTCAAGAGCGGCGTTCTCGGCCTCCTCGTTGCGGGTGGTGGTGGGGGCTGGTGCATCGGCTTCAAGGACATCCACAACAAACGGCGCGCGGTTTTTGCGGGACTGTGACAGCATCATCGTCAGTTTCTTGTCAATGTCGCTCATGTGGCTGATGCGGATGCCGCCAACAGCCATGCCTCCCCATTTCACATTCGGATCGCGGTATAGCTTCATGCTGCGCCCGACGTATTTCTTGCTGTCAGAACCCCACGCCGCGACCATGACGCGCGCCATTGATTTGCATGGGCGATATGATTTCTTGCTGCCCTCGAAATACACGTCAACCGGCTGTTCCTTCGCGCCGTCAACCGAAACACTGGTGATCTTTATCACCATCGGCCCGGCAATCAGATCGTCGGCATTGATTTGATCGCTTTTCGGCACGATCACCTGCTCCATGTCGTTCATACCATCATCTCCTCTTCCATTTCGCGATCGGTGTCGATGCGCGGTTGCATTGCGGCGGTGGCGGCGCGGTAATCAGCATATTTTTCCTGAATACGCATTTCAAATTCCGTAGCCGCGTTTACGATTGCGGCGCGCATTTCGGGATCTGGAAACACGCGTTTGACAAACATCGGCAACCCGCCGCTGTAGCTGATAAAATCCAGCCATTTCCGCCCCGTGACCATCAGCCCCGTCTGGATTTGCAGCATGTATTCCTGCGGCACCTCGTTTTCTGCGATGGTCTTGATCTGGTATTTCTGGCGGCGGCTCTTGATCTCGATCAGCCCGTCATCGCCCACCAGCCCATCGGGGCTGTAACCGATGGTAAACCCAAGTTCGTCATTGGTGATAAATCCGACATCTGTAACTGGCGCGTAATGCTCGGAATACAGGTCGCGCGCGGTGATCTCGTCAGCCATGCCGCGCAACATATCGTCGCCGATATATGTCGGCTCAACGTATCCCGTAATCCGCTGGGCGAGCAACTCGAACACATGCGCCCGCGTTTTGTCGTTGTTTGCTACCTTGAGCGTCGGCGTCAGGATCAACTTCATTTCGCTGGCAGTCTGCAATCCGCATCGTGCCGCCAGCCATTCATCTGAGCCTTGGATTAGTTCGTCATGGATGGTGATTGTCATAATTACATCCTCACAATGCAATGCGGAATTTTGCCAGACATAAGGGCATCCGCGATTTCGTCAGGCGATGCATTGCCAGACATTGATTTCAGTGCCGATGATATGTCGGCTTTGATATTTTCGCGGTGCGCCGCGTCTGCCGCCCGTTTCCGCTCAGCATCAATCGCAGACTGTTTCGCGGCGGCGAGACGGTTACGTTCGTCCTGCGCCGCCTGTTTGGCTCGGGCGTCGGCTTCGGCCAGTTTGCGCTTATATTCTGCCTCTTTTTCAGCCGCTTCCTTCGCCGCTTGTTGCCGCGCTTTCTCTGATGCCTCGGCTTTGGCTTTTTCGAGGCGTTCCGCTTCTGCGGCCTTGGCGGCTTCCTTCTGTTCCTGCTCGGCTTTGGCGCGTTCGGCTTCGGCTTTTGCCGCCGCCGCTTTAGCCTCAGCATCGGCGCGGGCTTGTGCTTCGGCTCGCAGTTTTGCGAGTTCAGCGGCATCATCTTCGCGCTGTTTTGCCGCCGCATATACCCCGCGCAAATGTTCCAGTGTGGTTTCGCGCAAGTTTGTGGCAATCTCAATTCCCGCGCCAAATATATCGGCGTTGATTTCGATTTCGGCGATTGATTTTGCCGCTGCCGTGATTTCGTCAGGGCTGTTTTCGGCGGTCATACCATGTGACCGCATCAAGCCAAGGATTTCATCGGCGCGGCGTTTTTTCTCGGCTTGCTGTTCCTCCCAAACCGTCAGCGGTTTCCTTGTCTCATCGCGCAATGCGTCGAGACGTTCCCGAATTTTCCGGCGCTCGGCATCAACGATTGATATCTGTCGGCGCTTGTCCTCGTTCAGTTTTTTCCCAGCGTCATCAAGTAATTTCTTGCTGCGGCTGACCTTGTGGGCAAGCGATGCGATTGCGTCACGGCCTTTTGCTGTCGTCAAATCCGGCGCATGTGACCGAACTTCTTTTTCAATCCGCGCGATAATCGGATCAATCGTTTCGCCGCCGCCAGCAAATACGGTTGCCATATCCATGCCGGTGATGATCGTTGTAAGATCGTTGCTCATAATCAGTTCCCCCATCCGTCTGCGAAATATTCGTCAATGACGTCCTCGGTGACATCGGCGATGCTTTCAGGCGCGTTGGTTTCTACGTCCATGTCAATGCGGAACACGCGGAACACCGGCACCTCATCGTGGACGCGGTGATAGTCGGAAAGCTCGTCTGCCACCTCGTCACGATTGGCAAAACCTTGCGTCAATGGACCGACGCCTATGCCGTGGCCAAAATCAACCATTACCTGATACCATGTGTGCGGTGCTTTAATCATGTCGTGTTCCCTTTCGTATTTGCATCTTCCTCTTGTTTAGTGTATTGACAGATAGAACGCAAGCAAAAAACGTATAGGCAAACAACATGAAACCGAAACAGAAATATATCATGATCCGCGTCACCGATGAATACCGCGACGCCGCGCAGGCGCTGGCCGCTGAGATGGGGCATAAATCGCTCAGCGATATGATCCGCGCTATGATTGACCAAGCGCAATCGAAACGGCATCGGCAGCAGACCGCGCAATCCCTGCCCGACCCTCAAAATCACGCACCCGCGCTATAAACGCGATCTGGGCGTCAGTCGGTTGGCCCATTGCCGATTTACACTCGACAGCGAAAAACGTGCCGCCCGGCGCAATTCCGATTATGTCGCTCGATCCAACGCATAGCCCGAACCTGATCGGGCGGCCTTGACGATTCGGCAGGACGCCGGTGTTATTGCGCCACGCCAAACAGCCAGCATCAGATAGAGCAATCAGGCAGTCGTTGAGGATATTAGCTTCGGTGCGATTCCGATTCTTTTTGTGATTATCAGGCATTGTTCGTTCCTCTTTACAAGCCGCACATCGTCGGCGGTGAATTTCTGCGCCTTGAGCCACTCACGGGCGGCCGAGATGCCCTCGTCGCTATCGTCGGTCGCAAATATTACAGTGTCAGGCCCCAGCATGTCGTTTCGCCTGTCTCGCGGCCCACACATGATGCGCCCAGCCCGGTTTCCTCCCTGTCCGTGCCGCTAGTGCCAAGAGCGCGTCAAGGCTGTCAGCGCGTCCCTGAGCGCGTCTGGCGTCGCGTTTCCGGTTGCGCTCGGTGATTTCTGCCAGTTCGCCATCGACCTGCTTCACGGTGCGGCTCTCGATAGGGTATACAAATCCGCAAGATGGGCAAGCAGCGGCGTGGCGATGGACAAAATAGCATTTCGGGCATTGACGGACAGGCTCGGTTTTTTCGCCCGTGGATGCGCGTTTCCGGCGTCCATCAAGCGTCCAATCGCGGTCATCATCGGGCAGATCGTGGCGGTCCACGTTGCCCGCATGGTCAAATATAATCGCCGGTTCCGATTTCCGGCGCAACACGCGACCCCATTTCTGCATCTGCCAAGGGAGCGATTTCGTCGGGGATAGGTCGGACATGCACTCAACCGTGACATCCATCCCCGCCGCGCTGGCAAGGTCGAAACCAAACGTCAGCAGGCTGCAATTCGTCAGGACGTGCAATTCCCGCCGCGCAAACGCTTTGATAATCGCGGACCGTTCTGCGTCGTTCATTTTCCCGTGGATTGCCGCCGCTGGAACACCCTGCGCGTTAAATTCAGCCGCCACCAATTCGGAGTGTTTGACGCTGGTGCAAAATGCCACATTCAGCCGCCCGTTTGCGTGGGCGATATAGTGCCGGACCGCGTTGCCGGTCAGCACCATATCCTGCTCCATGCGGTCGGCAATCGCGCCTTTGGCATAATCGCCCGCAACCGTCCTGATGCCGCTCAGATCGGGGCGTGAGGGGGCAAATAGGCGGTATTCGGACAGTCGCCCAGCCGCAATCAGATCGGCGATGCTCAGGCCGCACTCCATCGTCTGATACCAGTCGCCAAGCCCCTTGCCTGACATTTTCATGGGTGTCGCCGATAGCCCGATAATCCATGCACCGGCGTCCTGATAATGCCGGATGATGCGCTCCAGTTCTGCGCCGCCGTGGTGTGTCTCGTCGATAAATACCAACCGCGATTTCGGCGATCGGTCCAGCCTGCGCGCCAATGTGCCGGACGTGGCGACCTGAATATCTGCCAGTCCATCGGGGGCATATCCGGCGCTGACATAGCCAAACGGGATGCCGTAGCTATCCAGCGTCTCGGCTGTCTGGCGCAACAGCTCACGACGCGGCACGACAAACATGCATCGGGTGCGTTTTTCACGCGCCTTGCTGATCATATATGCGGCGAGGATTGTCTTGCCCGACCCCGTCGCGGCTTGGCACAACACCGATTTATTGCGGCGCATGGCGATGCGGATGCGCTCAACGAGGTCGGCCTGATCTGGGTATAGGGTGATCATTTGTTGGCCTCAAGAATTGCCAGCCCGATCATTTCGGGGATTTGCGGGACGACTGCGTTTCCGCAGCACCCAACTCGGTCCACCCAATCGGGAATCCCATCACGGCTTCCGCGAAAGAGGGGTGTAGGTATATCGGATCGTTCTCGCAAATCCTCAACCCTTCCGACATTTTGGCACCACGAAAATGCGCCGAACCCCGAAACCGTTTTTTGCTCGACCCCTTCGGCTCGTTCTTTCCGATTGTGGGCAAAAATAAACGCTTCACGCCTGCTGGGAAGCCATTGCGAGATTCGTGGATATTGAAATTCCCCCGTTTCTGGCTGTCGTTCTTGCGCGGGGTAGGCAACAATCCAGACCCTTTCTCTAAGGTGTGGCGCGCCCAAGGCTCTAGCCGGTATGTTTTGCCATTCCGCATCATACCCGCACTCGGCCAAGTCTCCAAGTATTCTGCCGAACCACCCGCCTCGTTTTTCAGTTGGGCCAGAAAGCAGGTTTGCAACGTTCTCCACGAGGACGTAGCGCGGTCGTAATTCGCCAACAAGCCTAACGATTTCGGACCATAACCCGCTGCGTGTTCCAGCCCCGATTCCGACTTGTTTTCCTGCCGTCGATATGTCCTGGCATGGGAATCCTCCGCAAATAACGTCAACTGGGCCGACGTCGGCGCCTGTGAGTGTTCTAACGTCTTCATAGCATGGCACCTCCGGCCAATGTTTTTTCAATACGGCGCGAGGGAATGGCTCGATCTCGCAAAACGCCACGGTTTCAAACCCACCGGTTCGCTCAAGCCCGAGGCTGAAACCGCCGATGCCCGAGAATAAATCTAACACGCGCAATTTTTTCATCACGCAAAATCCCCACTATCGAATGACAATTCCTCATCCTCTGGTAGCGCTTGTGGTGCCGCGCCTGATATTGCCGCCATCGGGATCGACACGGCGCGCGAGGTGAGGCCCGGCATAAAATACGTCGGCGGCTCAGGTTTCGCGCCATTGATCTCTGCCAGCGTTCGCGCCCACGGGATATATGGCGTGTCGCGCAACAATTTCTTGAGCTGCATCGCCGTGTTGCTGATATATATCCGCCCAGCCACGACCTTGATGCCGTATGATTTCAGGCCGTTCATCGCCGCCTCTTGCCCGTCTCGGATCTGGTCGGCGGCGAGTTCCACCATGTCTCCGATGGTGCTTTCGCGGGTAATTCCCTGATTGTCGTATCTCACGCGGCTGGTCATGATGTATGACAGCAACACCGTGCAATCCTCGGTCTCGCGTGTCTGCGTGTGCCACTCCCAATCCTGCCGCTGCATCCATTCCCGCGCCGCCTCATCGGTGATCCGCTTTGTGCTGGTGAGGCTAAACGCTCCAGCAATCATCGGGCCAAGCTGATCAGCCGCCCGAGCATCGCCAAACATTATAGCCGCAACCCGCGTGAATGTTTTCACGTTTTCCAGCAGCGTCGGCAGGTTTTGCATGGTGCGAGACTGTAATTCCCGCGCATATTCGGCGGTAAATGTCTCGCGCATATCGCTCAGCAGCGACGTCCATTCCCGCAGTCGATCCGATCTGGTATCGCGGGATAACTCCAAAATGCTGATCCGCGCGGTGTCTGCCAACTGTTCAACAGCAGGGTTTATCGCCGCGAAACAAAAACAGCTTTGCGCCCTATAGCTGGCGTTGGCGTTTGAGACGATCCCGCCGCTGGAGCATTTGCGCGCGAAATTTATGATCTTCTGAATTTCATCTCTGGCCCGCGCCGTTTCGCTCTCGGCCTCGTCAATCACAACCGGGCGCGTTGATTGCTCAACCATGCCCCTGACGCGCGCCTCAGTCGATCCCTCGGTATACAGCCCGATTTCGCCAAGCAGTTTTTTAATCACCTCGGATATTATGCTGGATTTGCCGACGCCCGATTTACCAGTCAGCCATATGTGCGGACGCCATGTCAGCGCACCACCGACCGGCGCGATCACCAGCCATCCCGCCAATAGATACGCAAACTGGCCGCGCTTCCATTGCAGCCGTTTTATCAGATCCAGCACCTTCGCTGCATCGGTGTTGCACAGGCAGTCACCGGCGGGATGCACAACGCGGGGTCCACTCTCATAAACCGCCTCGCCGCGGAACATGGCCGGGTGCTCGCTGATCCCATCGCCGACCACAACATCACCGCAATTCATAATCGGTTTGCCGCCATCGATCCACGCACCGACGCCGCGTGTGGTTTCGCGCTGGAATATCCCCGCGTCGTGACACGCCTGCATCAGGTGCGCGCTTGCATAGGCGCATATCTGGCTGTCTGATATTTTATCGCCGCCATAGTGCCGCTCCCAGAACGGGCGCGGGGCCAACATATAGAGCGACTGCATCCTGCCCATTGACGTTGCCGACAGCGTGACGATCTGCCCGGCCGCGCGCGGGAAAAACGAATATAGCCCGCGATTGTGCCCAAGCGGTCGGATTGCGGCGAGGCTGTCATCCTCAACGCCAATATCGTATTCCGGCATTGGCGGTTCATCCGGCATGTCTATCTCGGGCGCTGGTGGTGTCAGAAACGCATCGCGCACTGCCTCCCGCCCATCGGTGCGGTAAACATCATCCCAATCGGTCCGGTGATCGGGATCTAGCGGGTCAATGATCGGGTAAATCACCTGCGCGCCACCGATTGCAACGGCGGCTTGGTTGGCCTTCTCGATGCCGGGGTTCCAGTCGCTGCCGTCCTGCTTGGCTGTCCACTGGTCGTTGTCAGCGCCGATGATTATCCGCGCATCAGGATATTTTCGGTGCATGGCCTTGGCGACAGGTTTCAGGTTGCCAGCGTCAAACGCCACCACCACCGGCCATTCTGTTGCGGCCCTGATCGCCGCGCCGGTCGCAAACCCCTCGCAGATTACGATTGTGTCGCGCGCCTCGTCGCGGGTCGTGATCGGGAAATAGCTGCCCTCCTTGGCCGATCCGGTGATAAACCGTTTTGCCCCGTCACCAGATATGAATTGCAGTCCAGCCATGCCCCCGCGCGATGAATACATCGGCACCACGACCATATCCCGCCATATCCGCGCGCCATTCAGATCGCATTGCTTGCGGTCGAGGTATTCTGTGGTGCCTGTCGTGGATGCCTGCGACCAGATGCGTGTGGCCTTGGCAGCGGCCTTTTTCGCCAGAGCGGTTATTTCCGCCGCGCGTTGTTTTTTCGCTGCCGCCTGTTTGCGTTTCCACTCGGCGCGTTGTTCGGGGCTGGCCTTGCGCGTTGACTTACTGTGCCATGCGTGTGTCACGCCCTCGCGAAACGACAACGCCCAGCCCACTGCAAAACCGTCCGGCTCGATCTTGAGCTGATAGACACCCGTTTTCACGCGGGGTTTGTCGTCAATCAGGCGATACCGGTGCCGCTTGTCATCGTCGATGATTTCAGCCTGATCCGCCGGACCGATCTGCATTTGGCGCAAAAAATCAACAAAATCGGCAATGGTTGCATCATTGTTGGCGGGAGTATATGGTTCGCTCATGGCGCTTTATTTCCCTTTCGCGTCTAATTGGCGGGTGAGTGAGTTGCACACTCCCCGCCAAACTGCTTCTTGGGGGCGGGGTGTGTCAAGAAAATAGATCAGCGGTTGATTGTTCCGCTGCTTTCAAATTTTTCCCTGCCTGTTTGGCATATTCTTCCTTCAATTCAAAGCCGATGTATCTGCGGAATTGTTTGACCGCCTGATACCCGGTTGATCCAATGCCGTTGAATGGGTCCATTACAACATCGCCCGGCTTCGAATACAGGCGCAGGCACCTGTCGATCACGTCGAGTTGCAGCGGGCAAACATGGCGCTCGTCGTTCTCGGCCTTCATCTTGTTCAGGACGTTCCCTTGTCGAATATCCATCCAGACAGGGCTTGCGAGTTGTTGCCAATCGTAAACGTCAAATTGTGCCTGCGTCATTAATTCCGCTAGTGCGTCATCATCTGGAACGTCACCACAAAGCCCATGCCGGTGTAAATCATCAAGCCATTCACGGGCAATTCGGATAGCCTCTTTCATGTCTCCGGGTGCAGCGTGTTCGATCCTGTCTGGGTTATCCCCCTTGGCGCGGAAAAACAGCATGTAATCGGGCATCCCGACGCGGTTCATTGCGCTGTCTTTTCTGATTTGCTTGTAAAGCAATCCAAGCGCCTTTGTCCGCTGCATTTCAACAACCGGATCTTTCCAGATTGTCGCGCGCCCGTGGTAAATCAAACCGGCGTCCGTGTGCGCTTTGATCAATGCGCCGGAAAAATCCTGCAAACCAATATGCCCATGTTTGCCTTTTCGCATCGGTAGATCGGTGCAATGACAACAGACAATCCGGCCCGGCTTCATAACGCGGGTTAACGCCTCTGCAAAAAATCGGTATTGCTCAAAAAACGCATCGCCTTCGCCGGAATTTCCAAGATCTCGCTCGCTGTCGGAATACACAAACAGATCCCCGAACGGCGGGGAAAATATGGCGCAATCAACGGATTGTTCGGGCATGGCGTGCATCCCCTCGACGCAATCGGAATTGTGGATTGCCCATCCTTCACCTTGATATTCCGGTTGTTTCATTTTTTATCTCCCTTTAGCCATTCAGGAAACGCCAGATCAAGCGGCCTGTCATATTTGACGCGAACATCAGCGCCGGATTGGAATTGCTTCATCGCTTCTGCCATACGCCGTTTCATCTCGGCGTGTTTTTCGGCCTTTGTGTTGACGGCATTCCAGATACTCGCCTCGGTATCTGAAATTATGATATCATTTCTGACGTTTTCAGTTTGCCCAAACCGATGAGACCGGCGCGCTGCCTGATAGTGTTGCTCATAGCTGAATGAGATTGACGCAAAAACCGCGTGCGAACAATGCTGCCAATTCACGCCGTGACCTGCGAGCTTCGGCTTGGTGACAATGACGCGAAAATCACCGTCAACAAATCCGAGCAACCGGCGCTCTTTTTCATCCGCGCTCATGCTGCCGCTGACCTCAACCGCGTCAGGTATCATTTTCGACAATATGGCGCTTTCGTCATTTGTCTCGCACCACACAGTCACCGGGCGATCATGCGTTGCCAATTCAGCCGCCTTTTCGCATCTCTGTTTAATGGTCAGGCGCTTTTCCTTGTGGAAACTGGTTGCCGACATTTCCGGAATACGAAACAGCATTCCATCATCAACATCAGTCTGCCGGTCGGCTTTGACAACATGAATGCGCCGGTCAATTTCAGGCAATATATATCCGGCGTCGTCGCCGCCCAAATCGCTTGGCAACGTAGCGCATCTGGACCAACTCGAAACCCACGCCCAAAAATCATCAGCGGCATGGCCCTTCAACCGCCAATCCTGACTTGCAGTGCTGGTATCATTGATAAACCACTTCGAAAGCATTTCCTGCTGGCGCATGATCCCGAGAAATTCTGCATGATTTCCCAATTCGGTATGGTCATTCGGCGATGGTGTCGCGGTCGCGGCAAGGCGAAACTCGGTGTCAATGAACGATTCAAGCAAGACCCCCCGAGTTTTCCCGGCAAACGATTTCAATATGCTGCTTTCATCCAGCACAACCCCACCGAAACAGAATGGGTCAAGGTTTTTCAGGCGCTCGTAATTTGCGACCATAATACCAGCACCGACTTCTGATTGGTCGCGTATTTGTCTCGCCTCAATACCGAATTTCTGGCCTTCACGAACCATTTGCGCCGCAACGGCAAGCGGCGTCAGGATCAGGACCGGCTTATTCGTGTGTTCAGAAACCTGTCTGGCAAATTCCAGCTCGCAAAGCGATTTACCTAAGCCGGTATCCAGAAACAGGGCCGATTTGCCACGATTAAGCGCATATTCAACAGCTACTTTCTGGTGGCGTTTCATTTTTTCGTTCATATTTTTGGATGGTATCCCCGTTGCCGAAACCACGCCGCCACGGGACGCAATAAACTCCCTATATTCCTGCAAACTCATGGTTTATTCCCCCAAAATAACGGGCGGGCAATTTCGGCTCTCCCACCACGCCAATGCAATATCGCTTTCCAGCCATAGTTTTGTGCCGTCCAGTGACCGAACAAATATGCCGTCACAGTAAAAATTGCCGAAAACCGGACAGCCGAATATGCGCGCTGTGATGCGCTCTGGGTCAATCATCGCTATCATTCTCATGCCGGTTTATTCCCCCTGATCCACATGGCGGCATCCTGCCAGTCCGGCTCGTCGGCCAGTTCAGGGTGGTGCGCCATCATCCATTCATATGCTTCAACGCGGTCGGCCCATTTCAGCCATGCGGTTTCCTGCGGGGTGAGTTCAAAATCCGTTCCCATGTCGATGCGCGCTTGTTTTTCCAGCTTGCGATGAGCCTCGGCTGTCTCAGGGTGCGCTGCCTTGAACGTCCACGATAAATCCCCAACGATCAATTCCCCCGTGTCGTGGTATAGCGCCGCCCTAATAAGCTCCTTGGACGGGTTCGGGTGTTCTTCGAGGATGAACACCGCCACGCCCCACTGATGCGCGGCGTTCGTCTGGTGCGTGTCCACCATGTCGGGGTTCTGGTGCCAGCGCATTACGCGGCCCGAGCGGTATATTGTTTTCAGGGTCATTGGTTTTCCAATCCGAATTTCTCAACCATCTTTTCGGCGGCATCAACGCGGCGGCTCCACGATATGCACCGAACCGCTTTACCCGCCTCGCGGATATCCTCGGCCTCGGCTTCGGCGCGTATTAACGGCAATGCAGCGTCAAGCAAGTTCGCCATGTGCAGCAGATAATAATACTGCGATCCCCATGATTTCGCCAATTCGTCGCCAATCGCCTGCATCCGCTCGATCTTGCCAAACGGGTCTTTCCCGGCTGGGCGCTCATTCTCCACGATCCATTGTTTCTCTAGGTCCATTTTCATCATACCCCGCACATCCCGTCGCACTCGCCTTGAAACAGGTCTATGGTGCTATTGTCGCCAAGGTCGGCGGTTCTAAGGGGTGTTCCAGACCTGTGAACAAATTGCTGCTCATCCATAAGGCGCAGGGTGCCGCCGTTCTCGCGGATTGCCTCATCAAACTCTACGGCATTTTCCCATCCTTCGGGGTCGTTATTTTTTAGCGCTCGCCAACGGGCATTATCCTGAAACGGGCAACCGAGACATGCGGATTTCGCAAGAGGCTGGCCGGGGTATTCCCGATCGAACCACGCTCTGCAGTCGCCCCGAGACATGCGGGCCTCAATAAGCGGCCAGCGGTGTCTGCACCACTTATCGCGGCTTTCCTTCAACCTCTGCAATTCGTCGGTGGAAATACCGATCCACTGTTCGACGCCGACACCTTTCTGAATGCGACCGCCCTTCTTGACGCCAAGCAATTCACGAACCTTTTTGCGAATTGGCGCGATTTTATATTCCTGTGTGCATTGTCTGCGCCCCATACCCTTACCGTTGGCCGTATATAACGGCATCGACGCGAACCGTTGTCCGGTTGAGTTCATGCCGTTCAGGTGATCGGCTCGGATATTGCCAGCCGAAACGACGTGAACAGGCACTTGCCCGTTTGTCATACGCGCTACCTCCGCCGCCACCCATTCGAGGTGGCGATAGACTGATTGTGGCTCCCAGCCGGTATCAGCGAATATTGCCGCATCTGGACGCGGGCCGAAAACGCCACGAATACCCATCAAGAGCATGACGGTCGATTGAACACCTGCGCCAAATGATACGACGCGCAGAGCTGGGTTTTTCATTGGCTTACTGATTGAGTGGTCCATTCTCACTCTCCAATATAATCGCGTGGCGGCAGGGACAGGGAGGAAACCCCGCCGCCACGCTGCCCGCTCCGCATGCTGCCTCATGCGGGGGCATTCCGTTGTTTGTCCCAAGCCGCTCGGCCGAGGTCGTTTGCCAGTCGTTCAAGATCACCCGCTGGCATGGTGTCTGCCATGATCAGGAT